CTCGCGTTTGGATTGAACTACATCTCGAAGTAGGCTGGCTTTGCTACGTAGCCGCGTGGGCAGGACATGGCCTTGTTCCGCGAGCCGCGTTTCGAGCAACGAGATGCTGCCCTTGCCGAGGTTGGGTATATTGTCTAGCTTCTTATTTTCAGCGTATTCGATGAACTCCTCGAATGTCAGGTCGAACAGTAACTCGTTCTTGAGGCAGTTACGGACCCTGCGGGGCAGGACGAGGTGGCACATCTTGTGCGGCTTGTCCGGCAGGGCTTCAATCTCTTGCTCCCAGCGAATGCGCTGAGACACGGCAACTACGATTTGGCGCACACGCTCGCGGCACAGGCCCACCTCATCTGCGATGGATTGATAGGTGCGGAGTTGCACTACGCGCTGCTCGTAAATGTAGTCGTTACGGTCTTTCATCAGAAGGGTGCTCCTTCACCACTGCCAAAGGATGGCGTTTTAATGTCTACGTCTGCGTTATCAAAAGCGGGTATTTCCCACACTCGCACGGGCCTACCCTTGATCCTCATCAGGCGGCTCTGTGCCCCCATGTCCCGCAGGCGCTGAGCGATCTTGTGCAGCTTGTACTCAAAGAACTTGTTACGCTTGAGATATGCTTCAAAGTCTTTTATTCGGAACATGGTTTTGTTTGTTTCCTCATCCGTCCATGGGCGTTTGAGTAGTATCTCTTCCTTGTCGTTGGCCTTTTGCATATGAGCACAGAACTCCTCCAGATAATCGTAGAACTGGCCGCTTATGCTGGCGTCTTCGGCGACATCTATGATGGCGCTCTCATTGTCCCGCATCTCGTTCATTAGACCGCCTATGCGTCCCTCCCAGACCTGCTTGCTGACAGACCGAGGCATGAAGTTAAGCTGCTCCATGCAGCATTTCTGAAATGCGGCTTGGCTCATCAGAGCCTCTGTATCCAGCTCGACGGGCTCGCCGTTGACATCCAGAAACCAGACCGGCGGGTTTGAGTTGTACTTGCGAAGGTTCGCGATGGCCGCGCCTTGGATAGCAGCACCGATACCGTGCTTGCGGGTCTGGCACAGGTCCTTGTTACAGTGCGCGTTGATTGGAGAGTCGCTACACCGGTAGGCGTAGTCTTTTTTCTCAAGCTGCTTGGCAACGATGTTGACCTCGCTGAGCGGCAGCGGCGGCTCCAGATACTGCATGTTGTATGTCAGGATCTCCGATTCCCAGCTATCCGGGTATGCCTTACGCAGATAGACGCCGATGTTGAACAGCCCGTTGTTGCGACCACCCTCGGATATCTTGTTCTTGAGCAAGAACTGAAGGCACGGCGGGCCGTCCTTCATGGGTAATACCTCTTCAGGATCGCCCACTTGTAGCGCCGTCAGTTGCTCGGGCGTCTGCTTGTAGTTCTCGTAGAGCTCAAAGAACTCCTCAAGGGTGGCAGAGGTGCCGTCGTCTTTGATGGCGTAGCGCAGCCCGTCCTCGGCGTCGTAGTACGGCAGGTTCAGAAAGTTGCCGACATCGTCGCGGTCAAGGTTGAGCTTGATCTGTTTTGGAAAAATTTCGCTGCCGCCGTAGCCCAGCGCAGCGGAGATTTGTTGCAGCGTGGCCTGCATGTCCTTGGCATCTACCCATTCGGTGGTGAACAGGAAGCAATGCGCCCCGCCGGACTTTGACCGGCAGACGACAAGCGGCAGCTTCAGCTTACGGATTTTCTCGACGAGCACCTTGTGGTCGAGTGGGTATTGGTCAACGTCTACGCAGCCCCAGACACACTTGTTGTCCTCGTTGATAGGGATGATGCCAATGCCCCGTCCCTTACCGGACAGGTGTCCCTCCCACAGGGCCGTGTTCCGCGGTTCGCGGATGATGGCAGCTCTACCAGTATTCTTACCGTTAGCCTGCTGTTTTTCGATTTTATATGTGCCATAGGCGAGCTTTAGCCCGTCAAATATGGATGAAAACTGTTGTACAGACATGATGCTCCCCGTGAAGGATGGGGCGACAGGGGAAACACGACACTACCCTGCCGCCCCAACTGATTAGAACGGTACGTCGTCGGGGTTAATATCCCCGCCCGCGGACTCGTCCTGATGCTTCACGACGACATCCCCAGCGGCAATGCTGGCGGCAAAGTCCTTACCACGCTGGTAAGTTGCCATGTCCTCGATTGGGCCGACGCGGCTCATTTCCCAACCGTGCCAGCTACCCTTGGAATTTTCCTCGAGTTGCGTCTTCAACATGTAGACGTGGCTGAAACGCGGCGGGGTGAACGGCCCGTTCTTACCCTGCACAGTCAGGGAGGAGATCATGCTGTTCCATTTACGCGACTTCTTTAGCTGCGTAGACTTCATGGCAACCAGCGCGGTCTCTATCTGACCGTCCTCGTGCAGCACGAGCACATAGTGCTGATGCGTCTCTTCGATATAGTCACCGGAACCGTCTTCGACATAGTCCTTATTGTCCTCGGTAGACCGCTTCGTCTTCGGCATGGCCTCACCCGGCGAGTAGACGGCCACAGGAGCGCCCGTTCCTTCGCCCAGAGGGGCCCAACGGATGAACCGACGCTGGTAGGCACACGGAACAACCCTAACGCCATCCTTGCCCTTTAAAACGGCTCCAGTGACGGTATTGTAAATGTCACCTTTGCGAGCGTCTTCCAGTACATCCAGTTCCTTGCTCATGCCGCCCAGAATTTTCAGGAACGGCAGGGCAAGATCTTCAGCGCCCATGTTCTCCAGACCCATTCCGGCGTCTGCCTCGAACATGGTTGGATCGAATTGCACTACTTCCGCAGATTTGGTTTCTGCAACCTCATTCTTTTTGCTAGCCATTATTTTTTCCTCCTAATGATGGCTCGTTGTCCTACATATGCACCGAAAAGCTCCATAGGGAAGTCGTCCCCGTTTTCCACGCGCTCCTTAACCCAAGCTCGTAGCGTAGACGAGTGCACAGACGTATCCTGCTCGGCAAGATAGCCACGCTCTTCCGCAATCGAACGGAACTTCTCGGCCTTCTCGTCTTCGCCCATGCCAAACGAGCATGAGACGGTATTCTTGACGATGTCGCCAAATCCGTTTTCACGAAGCCATTGATATGCTTTGGGACGGTTGTCTACGAGGATGGATGCCCCGTAGGTCTGCTTGACGGAGACTTCTGAGCCATCATCAAGCGTCATGCTGGAAAGTCCAATCTCTGCCAACATAGTCGGCAGATCTTCATCCGTCATCTTCATCAGGCTTTTCTTTGCTTGCTTGAGATCAGCCTCAAGGTTTGCAACCGCCTCTTCTTGATCGCGGATAGCTTTGGCTAATCCAGCCACGGTCGTTAAGTCACTCTGGTCGAGTTTCTCAACGGAAGAGGCCAACTTGTTTTCAAAGTCAGCCTCCATTTGGTCGAAAATGTTACTCATTCGTGATTCCTCATTCGTGATTAAAGACACCTATCGGGTCTTGACAGACATGTATATATGCCTATATTTTCGCATAGTCAAGGAGGATGTTGTGAAAAAATACAAGTTCAAGACTGAACCGTTTGATCACCAGAGACAGGCACTCACAGATTCGTGGGCCGCGGAGTATTATGCGCTGTTCATGGAGATGGGAACAGGCAAGTCAAAGGTAGTCATCGATACCATCGGCGTCTTGCATATGATGGACAAGATCAACGCCGCATTTATAGTGGCACCGAAGGGCGTGTATGACAACTGGGTAAAAGGAGAAATTCCTACACATCTCCCAGATGACATTGAGCGGCAGATCATGCGCTGGACGCCCGTCAACACCAAGAAGTATCAGGATGAGATGTGGGATTTCCTGTTTGGCGAGTTTCGCGGGCTGCGGATATTCGTTATGAATGTTGAGGCGTTGTCTACGTCCCGTGGCACTAAGGCGGCGGTTGCCTTCCTGCAAAAGTTCCCGGACAACATTATGATTGTTGACGAGAGCACGACCATAAAAAATCGCAAAGCAACGCGCACCAAGAATATCGTCAAGTTATCGGACTTTGCCAAATACAAGCGCATCCTAACCGGCTCGCCGATTACCAAAAGCCCGATGGACCTGTTCAGTCAGTGCGCGTTCCTGTCTGCCGCTGCGCTCAGCTTTAAGAGCTACTTCGCTTTTCAGAACCGGTATGCCGTGGTGCAGAACCGCAAGATGGGCAACCGGGCGTTTCAAGAGATTGTGGGCTACCGCAGGCTGGACGAGCTCAACGAGCGGCTGAACCGGTTTAGCAACCGCGTCTTGAAAGAGGATTGTCTCGACCTTCCGGACAAATTGTACACGCGGCGCGACGTACCCTTAACGGATGAACAGACGCGCCTGTACGGCCAGATGAAAAAGCTGGCACTGGCGAAGCTGGAGAACGGTGAGCTGGCTACAACTGCTAGCGTTCTGACGCAGATCATGCGTCTACAACAGATATGTTGCGGTTTCCTGCAACCCGACGAGGGCGAGATACAGCCCGTCGAGAACAACCGACTAAATGAATTACTTGCAATTACAGAAGAGTTACAGGGAAAAGCTATCATTTGGGCGTCGTATACCCACGGCATTCAACAGATAGCTTCGGCCCTGCGCGACCGCTTTGGGCCCGAAGCGGTCGCAACCTATTATGGCGCAACGCCACAAGACGAGCGGCAGGCCATCGTGGACAGGTTCCAAGAGCCGGACAGCGGGCTGCGCTTCTTTGTAGGCCAGCCCTTGACCGGCGGCATGGGCATCACGCTGACTGCTGCCAATACGGTCATCTACTATAACAACAGCTATGACCTCGCCACGCGCCTACAGTCCGAGGACCGAGCGCACCGCATTGGGCAAAAGAACAAGGTGACATATATCGATCTGGTATCGCCGGGCACGATAGACGAGAAGATCTTGAAAGCCCTACGCGGCAAGATCAATCTCGCTGGTCAGGTGCTGGGTGAAGAGGCTCGGGATTGGTTAGTTTAAATTTTCATCTTGTAAGTGAGGCCAAAACTCTTGTCTTTCATGTTAAACTCAGGCTTGAGCGTCCCCCGCCCCACCGAAAAACCTCCTCGTTTAATAAATCTACCAATTCCGCTATCAGGAATATCTTCAACAAAATTGCCAAGACCTCCACCGGGTAGGAAGCGTCCAATATTAAACAAGTTGTTATTGGTGTTTTTTCTGGGCTGTGCACTGACTAACATTAGAGACGGCGCAATGTTGCTTGTCTCCACCGGAGCTGCATAGGGTTCCATTAAACTTTCAATGCCCTCTGAGCTGTAATTTATAGCGCCCGGACTGCTATCATCTAATACTCGCGGTATGTTGCCGCCACCGAATAGGCTCTTTAAAAGGCCAAGGGTCGGTGACAAACTAAATATGCCGCCTTGTTTAGGTTGATTGGGGGCAGCAACTACCGTGCCTCGGGGAGTTTCTGAACCAAGTTTCAGAGCAGGGGCATATCCGGGCACAGGGGCACCTTGTCCACCTTTTCTAAATCCTTTTCCAGAAACCAGTCCACGATACTGATCATACGACATCCGGTTAATTCTATCGATAGCGCTTTGCGTAAGACCCTCATTGCCAAAACGACCCCCCTCTCGGCCAAGTAGCCGGTTCTTTCCGGGCTCATAAAACATGCCCGAATAACCATAGGGATCCGTGTCCGTGCGACCCGTCGCTTCTTTAAACTCTTCAAAAGCTATTCGGTCATCTCTGGCCGCGCTCGGGGAGTCTTCGCCGCGGCCTTTCCCAGACCTCGTATTACCAGAGGATGTTACTTGGCTAACCGGAGTAGGCCGCGCGGCTTGAGCAAAATCTTTCATTCGATCTGCAAAAAAATTCATCAGCCGAGACTCCCTATGCCTTCGATGAGCGCACGATCTTCAGGGAACAGGGCCGCGAACCGCGAGCGGTTGACCGAGCCCTGCCCTACTGGGTTCATGCTAGGGGAAACCGACGCAATGTCCGTGGTGGGAAGGTCCGGAAACAGTTGCGTCGGTGTTGCTTGCACCGCAGACGATTGATCGCCGATTAGTTCTTCTGCGCGTTGTTGTAGGTCTTCGGTCCGTGTGTCGAGGTCCGCGTCTGGTGGAGTTTGAGAAATATCGCCAGATTGCTCTGGTTCAGTGATCTCCATAGCGGACAGTGGAATGGCAAGACGGCCCGCCGCAGGAGCCGCCGCTGTAACGCCAGTGCCAACCTTATCAAGGAGGATGTTAATGATCCCGGTCTTCTCTGCCTTTGTGCGCGGCTTACGCAGGGCAAGAGCCAGCAGCGTCGGGTCAAGAAGAATCTGCTCTAGTGCATCATACTCTTGCAGTGCGGGAATCTCTTGAGTCAGCTTCCGCAGATAACGTGAGCCAGCTTCAGCTTCGATAAGTCCAGCAGCTCCTGCACGGCCCCCGGGCATAGCACCACCGATTGTCGTTCCGATCCGGGAGCCGAGAATACGGGTGTACATATCGATCAGGGCGGGCGTCTCCCCGGTAATCAGGGCCTTGGACACATCTTGCTTGGTCTCAGACTGAATGATTACGCGAAGACCCTCTTCAAGGTTTGCTGCTTCAGTCTCAGAGAAGATTTCATTCTTGACCATCCATTTAGCGAGCGTGTTTTCACTTTTACGCTCTGCTTTCGGAATGAGATCGAACAACAGGTCATACGCGCCGCGGGCATTCAAACCTTGTGCCGAGTATTTTCCACCTTTGGAAAAGGCTAAACCCAGAATGGTGGTTCTTAATCCATCCCTTGCAGCCTCGTAGTTAAAGTCTTCTGGGGATAGATCGAGATTGTTGTTTCGGATGTACCGCTTCAACCGGCGAGGGTTGCTAGCCAGCCGTAAAACCTTGATTAGAGAGTCTAGCTCAGCCATCGGCGTGTCTGAAGAGAGGGCGGCAGTGATAGCCGCTTCCGGGTTTTCTGCCCCGGTCAACTTTTGAAAGGCTTTCTGGTTCTTGACTTTGGCCTCAAGAACCTTTTGTTGATCTTGCGCTCTTTTAAGGAACGTCGCAGCATCTTGGGACTCGTCCATCAAGACGCCCAACCGTGGGAACATCTGCATAACTTTAGGGTGCTTAGCACGGAACTGCTGCATAGCCTCATTTTGAGCCAATGCAATCGCTTCAGGAGTCCGTAGAGTTCTAGCCTCAATCGGTAGCTCGATCTCTTTGACGGCAAGCCGGAGAGTGTTCAACAAGACTTCTTCCGTAGTCCCCATATAGCCTGCGACTTCGGCTTCAGATACGATGTCGTAGCCGCTCCGCTGAGCATAGTCTTGAATTTCAAGTCCAATCTTTTGAACTTGACCAATGCGAAGAGATAATGCATCAGGCTTTCCAGACATCAGTTTGTCTGTGATGAGCGCATCATTAACAACGTCCATATTGCGGGAGTTCTTGGATATAATGTCCCCACCGAAAGTGCGCTTCAGATACTGGTTGTATGCGTAAGATATGTCTCGAGCCGCATCATAGTCAGGGTTGCCGTAAGGACCGGCATTCAAATCATCGAGAGCCGCGGCGGCAAGATTGTTTGCAATACGCTTAAAATTGTCGTCCACACCTTGCTGTGAACGAGCAATCGCCCGCGCATCTTGGTAAAGCGCGGTCAGGTTGCCCTGCGTGAGCGGCTCCCGTACAACGCCTGTAGCGGCAGTCGCCTGCTGCTCACCAAGTTGTGCGATCAACGCTTCTCTGTGAAGCTTAACCAGATCCAAGCTGCGGCTCTTTTGACGACCAAGCCGATTCTCAATCTGACCCAGAGCTTCGATATTGGCTTGTGTGGGCTCAATCGTGGGCATGACTTCCGTGTCGATTGGGTTTTCTATGTCGTCAGCTCTAGCCCGAAGAAGACGAGCCTGATCTTGCATCTGCTGTGCCCCTGCTGCCATACGAACCATGGCGGGATCATCAGGCGCTTGGTTGACGATCTTCATTTCTTCCGCAGCCATGCCGTCATAATTGTCGGCCATGGCACGAAGACTCTTTGGATCATTCGGGTTAAACCCTCTGGCCGGTGCTGCTATGTTCTCGTTAAATGCATCAACGGCATCGCTCGACAAGGTTTCCGAAAGTTGATTGACTCTAGGGCGGACATCTTCGATGAGCCCAGCGTTAAGAAGAAGGCGGCGATACTCGGTCCGTGCGCCGAGGCCCATGGTGTTTGCATATGCTTCGTTAAACTTCACGACAGGTGCCAGCGGCGCTGCAAACTGATCCGTAGAGGCAACCCCAAGCTGACTTTTTAGGTTTAGGATTCGGTCGTTTAGAGTCTTGAACCCGGGGGCCTCTAGCAAACGGCTCACCTGTAACGGGTCCATATCTGCAAGGGTGGCGTCCCATTCCTCGATGAAGTTGGGCAGATCGGACTCAACGTAATCACCGGTTTCATCAAAGTCGTCCGCTCGGCGATAGAAAGTCTCGATAGGTTTGTTACGATCGACTTTGTTCCACGCATTTCTTTCCAAGCGGCGGAACAAGTCATTCTGCGTTTTCATCACTTCTGCAAGTCGTTTACCGAGCAGCTCACTAGCCTCTGG